TGCTGTGAACACCAACGCTGCCGCAGATGCAACGCGGTTCGATGGTTACTTGGTTCGTCCTGCATGAGGTAAGACATGGAGCCTGGAGAGATTGATCCTGTGAAATACGGCGTGCTGTGGGAGCGCGTCCAGAACATGGACAAGAAGATGGACAAGATGGAGCAGCAGATTAGCGAGCTGCTTGAGTTGGCCAACAAGTCCAAGGGTGGACTGTGGGCGGGCATGGCCATCGCGTCAGCTGTCGGTGGCGTGGTCACCTGGGTGGCCGGCCACTTCCGCGGGGGCTGACATGATCGACCCGATCACCGCATTTGCTACGGCCCAGGCTGCGGTGGCCGGCATCCAGAAGGCGCTCAAGCTGGGCAAAGACATCCAGGGCCTGGTCGGTGAGTTCGGGAAGTTCTTCGACGCGAAAGACGCCGTCCAGAAGGCGGCCAATGACGCAGGCAAGAAGGGCCAGAGCGACACGGGCAAGGCGATGGAGATCGTCATGCAGGCCAACCAGCTGCGCGAGATGGAGGAGCAGCTCAAGCACCAGCTGGTCTATGGCGGCTACCCCGAGATGTGGGAGCAGATGCTTATCGAGCGAGCCAAGATTCGGCAGGCCCGCGAGAAGGCAGAGCGTGAGGCCCGCATCGCCCGCAAAAAGCTGGTGGCCCAGCGAATCCTGGCAGCTCAGATCATCGGCGCTTTGATCGTGGTGATCATGCTTGGCGTGCTGATCATCTTCATCGTCAGACAGGCCACCTCATGAAGTACCTCTTGCTTGCCACTGCCCTCCTCCTTGCCGGGTGCGAGGAGCGGTTTCGCTACGAGTGCCAGAACCCCAAGCACTGGGAGCGCCCTGACTGCGTGCGGCCCATGTGCTCGATCAATGGTGTCTGCCCCGACCAGCTCAACAAGCCCACCGACATGAAGATGGAGAACGAGAAGTGAGATACAGCCCCGAGCAACTTGACTCCATCCTGCGCTTCATCATCGGCATCGTCTTCGCGCTGACCGTGATGGGCATGGTCTTCTTCTCGCTGTACTCGCTGGTCTTCGTGACCCAGCCGATGAGCGGGATCGCGCCGGCAGACAAGCAGTTCTTCTTCCTGCTGTCGGACATGAGCAAGTACATCCTGGGATCACTGGCCACCCTGCTCGCCATCAAGGGCAAGGACATCCTGAACAGCAAGGCACCGCCGGAGGAGCCGCCCACGACCACTGAAGAGGAGAAGAAAGATGCTACCCCTGACCGCGCTGCTTGAAGTTGGCGGCAAGCTAGTAGACAAGCTGATCCCAGACCCGGAGGCCAAGGCCAAGGCCCAGGCCGAGCTGGCGCGTATGGCGCAGGAGGGTGAGCTGGCCAAGATGGCCAACGAGACCAAGCTCTACGAGACCGAGCAGAACAACCTGACCGAGCGGCTCAAGTCCGACATGGCCAGCGACTCCTGGCTGTCCAAGAACATCCGGCCCATGACGCTGATCGCCATCCTGCTGGGCTACTTCATCTTCGCAATGATGAGCGCCTTCGACAAGGACACCAATGAGCGCTATGTCGAGCTGCTCGGACAGTGGGGGATGCTGATCATGTCCTTCTACTTTGGAGGCCGCACGCTTGAGAAGATCATCGACATGAAGGGCAAGAAATGAAAGAGAACTTCGACTCCGCACTGGCCGCCGTCCTGCATCACGAAGGAGGCTTTGTGAACCACCCGAAAGATCCCGGCGGGATGACTAACCTCGGATGCACGAAGAAGGTCTGGGAAGAGTGGGTAGGCCGCGAGGTCACCGAGAAGGAGATGCGCGAGCTGACGCCCGAGAAGGTCGCTCCCCTCTACAAGGCCAAGTACTGGGACCGCGTGCGCGGCGATGATCTGCCGGCAGGCGTGGACTACGTTGTCTTCGATGCGGCGATCAACAGCGGCCCAGGCCGTGCAGCCAAGTGGCTGCAGACCGTGGTGGGCGCTGTGCCTGATGGGGCCATCGGCGCTGGGACGCTCGCCAAGGTGGCTGCAATGGACGCCAAAGAGATCGTGTCCAAATACCAAGAGGCCCGCTTGGACTTCTTGCAGTCGCTGCCGACCTGGGACACGTTCGGCAAGGGCTGGGGCCGGCGCGTGACCGAGGTGGCCAGCGCTGCCCAGCAGATAATGGCCTGACCTACTGCGCCGCGCCCAGTGCGTTCAGGCGCTTCTGGTACGCCGCGGTGTGCCGGATGCGCTTGATGCTGTCGATGCGCTCGATGGTCGGCTTGTTCACATCACGCAGCTCGCGCAGCTTGGTCATGCGCTCACGGGCCGGCACCTTGCCTGCCCTGGCCACCTTCTCGGCCATCGCTTCGTAGGCCTCGGCCCACTCATCCAGGGTGTCATGCACGCTGGTGGGCTCGGTCTTGCCGGGCACCAGCAGGGCAAAGCCGATGAGCGCCACCGGCTCGCGCTCCTCATCATCCTGGCCGGGCTCGCGCTCCACCACCGGCGGGGCCATGGTCACCGCGTCGGTGATCTGTTGCTCCACAACAACACCCACCGGCTCCTCGATCGTGTCGGCCATGGCGGCCTCGATCACCACCGGGTCGGTGACCGGCAGGGCTGGGGCCTGCAGCGCGTCCAGCGGGTTGTGAGGGGTGACATCCCTGGCAGGGCGCGGCGCGGCCTCTGAGGGGTAATCCTGGGCCTCCTCCGCGGTGATCAGGCCCTTGAGCACATCGGGGAAGGCATCTCGCAGGGCGAAGCCCCTGGCCCGCATCTGCAGCATCCGCTTGGGGTACGCCTGCCATGGGCCCTGCTTGCCCCACAGGCCGGCCCGCTTGGCGTCCTCCACGCTGAACCTGGCGATCACCGGGTTGCGGCCCTTGCGCTTGGCAATGCAGACGGCCACGGGGTTGGGTGTGCCCTCGCCCTCGATGTGCTCATCAATGCCATCGCAGATGGGGCTGGCCTGGACCAGCGCCATCATGGCATCACCGTACACGCTGGGCTTGCCGTTGATGACGGCGATGTTCTGCAGCGCCTGCATGGGTGCCAGGCCGAGCTCATAGCCCCATTGCACGCAGACCATGATGTCCTGCGGCTTGCCCTGGTAGGCGCGGGGCACCATGCTGGACTCGGCCAGCATCTTGCTGAACTCCATGGCCTCGGTGATGGTGGCAGGTGCGAAGCCCTGGCGGGTGGTGGTCAGTTGCATTTGTCTTCTCCAGGGAGGTATTGCTTGAGGGTCTCGAAGACCAGGGCGACGATAGCGGTCACGATCTCATCGGCATCCTGCTCTGAGCACTTGGGGATGTTGGTGCGAACGGCCAGCACTGCCCGGTGGTGGGCGGCAGTCAGGGCATCCATGTCGAGCATATCGATGTTCATGCCTTGGCCTCCTTGATGGTGAGCGTGGACTGCTGCAGGGTGTAGGCCTCCTTGGCCGGCACCATCTTCGCAGGCTGCGCCTTGTAGTTCTTCACTGGCCGGGCAATGGTGTAGCCGCCGGCTATCGCCAGCTCATGCGTGCCGACCAGTTTCTTGAGGGTTGCTTCATCGTCCTCAATGTCGGTCTCAAGCTGCTTGATTTCCTGCCGGGTCTGAAAGATTTTTCTGGCCAGCATCTCAGCGGACGCATCAAGCACGATGGGATCTGGCTGCGCTGGAAACGCGCCACGGTGCGTGGGCCACTTCTCGCCATCTGCGGGCGGGTAGTAGTCGACCTCGCCGGTGGCCTTCCACTTGTCCAGCCGGGCCTGGAAGTCGGTGGCGGCGGCGGCAATGCGGTCCACGCTGGCCCGGTGCGGAGAGAACAGAAAGACCCGCAGCTGCGTGCCTCGGTAGAGGGTGCAGATCGCGCCCCACTTGGCCTGGATGATGTCCATCTGGGCCTGCAGCTGGATGGGGCCGCGCCACAGGGGTGGGCTGTCTTCCACATCCATGCCGGTGAGCTTGGCCTCCAGCACGCCCACCCCGTCCAGCGTGATGCTGGTTTGACCGATGACGTAGATGCCCTGGTCAGGGTCGGTGGTGAAGACCTGGCCGCGGCCATCGCCGGTGCCGTCCAGGCTGCAGCACAGGGGCAGGCTTTCGTGGAAGCGGGCGGTCGGGTGGTCGATGACCAGGTCCACCAGCTCAAGGCGGCGGGCTGCGTCTTCCAAAATCAGGGGCTCCATCATGTTGCCCCAGGCCATCGCTTCGTTGCCGATGTCGCGGCGCTCCTCCCCCTTCAGGGCGCGGATGCTGTACTCCAGCTCATCGTTGGGTGTCTGGTAGCGGCTGATCCCCATCACGCCGGGCAGGCGCGAGGCCGACAGCATCGTGTCGGGTGTGACTTTGTTAACCATGATTCTCCTTTAGTTGATAGACCCGGACGACGCGGGCATGGGCTTGGGGATGCGTGGCCTCGGTGTACCCGCAGGCTTGGAATTGCTTGGTCTTGAACACCGCGCCCAGGACGGACGGGTGCATCTCCGCAGGCAGCTGGATGCCGGCGCGGATGTCGTTGATGCTGACGGTGCCCTGTCTGCGGGCGATTTCGACAGCTAGTGCCCGGCAGCGCTGCAGGAACTCTGCGTCCCTGACCTGGAACAGGTTGAGCTGGGCATCGCGGATGACGCGCCCCTGGTCTGCGTACTGCATGGCAGACCTTCAGACGGTGAGCAGGATGATGACGGCGCCGATAAGGCCGATGCCGGCCACAGCCCACATGAACCAGGTCTCCTGCTGGTTCTGGTGGGCCTGGCGCTCGGCCAGGAGGGCCTGCTGCAGGAGCTCTTCGCTGCTGCTGTAGGTGCGAAGGGGCGGGGGGGTGTAGGCTGCCCCGATCTTCACCTTGCCGGTGTTGTAGGGCGGAGTCTTCTGGCGCGCAGCCTGACCCAAGATGTAGTGGTCAGGCTGGGAAAAACCGCAATACACATATGCGCGTTCTGCCTTCCCGGACTGATTCTCCAACGGTTTGATTTGCTTCATCTTCTCGCTCCATGGTGTTGCAGGTTCTTGATCTGCCTGCAGGTTAAAAAATCCAAGGGTCAGCGCGTGAGCCACCCACTACATCTAGTGGTCAGCGGCTGCGATTTTTTTCGCTGTCTTCCCTGGCTTTGGCGGCCAGCTTGATGCTGGTCTTCTGTTGGTTGGTGTGGGCCAGCTTGCTGCGGCCTTGCTCCATCGCCGACCTGGCCGCCAGGATGCGCCAGATCTCGCTGCGGTCATCAACGAAGGCCAGCTCGGTCAGCTGCTTGGCCAGCTCGCTGAACACGGTGGCCGCCCACTTGACATCAGACATGACCAAGATGGGCACATCCAGACGGCAATTAACACCTCTGCCGACGCGGTTAAGGTACTTGGCGAGCTCCTTGCGCTCAAGGTTGGCCTGGCCATCGAAGGGTTTGAAGTTGGTTTCAGAGGTCATTTGTTCATGTACTTTTTCATGTTCTCGACCATCAGGCCGAGGTTTCTGATCTGGTTCTTACCAAGCTGCATGGGGTGCTTGCGATCCCACCAGGTGACCAGCCAGCCGATCAGTAAGGTTGCGGCAAGGATTAAAAGCAACATGAATGCCACAATCATTTGATCCTCTTGAGCAGGTTGCTGACCTGGCTGGCGTGCCAGTCGGTATTGCCCCTGGGGGTCTCGATGCCGCGGGCACTGAGCACCTGGGCGATGTCGCGCAGGGTGCTGGCCCCGCTGCGCCTGATGATGTCGCGCACCACCGGGCCCACCTTCTCGGCGTAGGCATCGGCCTTGGCCTTGAGCACCTTCACGCCCTCGGCGCTGCCGATCTCAGGCGACGGGCTGCCCAGCTTCTTGCCCTGCTTCTTGAGGGCCTGCAGGGCCTGGGCGGTGCGCTCGCTGATGCGCTTGGCTTCGTACTCAGCGAACACCGCCATCATCTGCAGGAAGGTGCGGTCAGCCTCGGGCATATCGGCGCACACGAAGGGCACCTTGCCGTTGAGCAGCGTGCTGATGAACTCCACGTCACGCGCCAGGCGGTCCAGCTTGGCGACCACCAGGGTGGCCTTCTGCTTGCGGGCCAGGTCCAGCGCAGCGGCCAGCATGGGGCGCTCCTTGAGGCGCTTGCGGGTGCCCGACTCGATCTCGGTGAACTCACCGATCAGCGACCAGCGGCCACCGTTGAGGTAGGTGGTGACCAGCTGGCGCTGGGCCTCTAGGCCAAGGCCGCTCTGGCCCTGGCGGTCGGTGGACACGCGGTAGTAGGCGACGAAGCGCCCAGTGTGCGCTGTCATGATCAGGCTCCCGCGTTGGCCACCAGGGCCTTGAGGCTGCGAGGGCACTTCCAGAGGCGAGCATCCTGGCCGACGCGCCCCTCTTCAATTTCGTTGGTGATGAAGAACTCCCACTCGCTGGCCTTGTTGACGCTGGCACCGTCACGGTGGGCATCGGCTTGCAGGTCGAGGAAGTAGGCAGCGAACTCGCTGCGGGCCTGGGCTTGGGTCTTGATCATGTCTGAACTCCTGTATCTCGGTGGTTCGCGTACTGCCCTGTGCAGTACGTTGGAAGCGACTGTATCAGAGTTCTGCCGACCTGTACAACCTCCAAATCGTCAATTTTGTAGGGACAAACCCTAATCTAAGGCACTGATCTGTTGGTAGTACAGAATTCATCTGTATCATGTGATGCACCGTGATACATGAGGAACACATGGACAAGGAACCGAACAAGCCCTTCATGGTGAGGCTACGGCCTGACACTCGGCAGCTGCTGGACAAGGCATCCGAGGATCAGCGCCGCTCACGCGCCAGCATCATTGACGAGCTCATCCGCGAGGCCTACCAGCACCGCTTTGGCAGCGTGCATGTGCGGCTGAACAAGCTGCTGGGGGATGGGCGGTGACGCAGCAGGAGGCCATCCGGGTGCTGGACATCGCACGCGAGGGCCAGCAGATCCCTGTCGAGCTCATCCAGCTCGCGCTGTCCATCACTGACCAGCAGCCCCCGCCCGAGAAGGCAGAGCGCTACGAGCTCTTCCTGGCCGCACTGAGGAAGGCCGGTCTGCTGTGATGGAGCTGCAGTTCACCGTGCCCGGCGAGCCCCGCGGCAAGGGGCGGCCACGCTTTGGCAACGGGCGCACCTACACCGATGCGAAGACCGTGGCCTACGAGAAGCTGATCGCCTGCCGTGCAGCCGAGGCCATGCCCTGCCCTGCTGTGGCCACGCCCACCAGCGTGCGGATCGACATCTACAAGGGCGTGCCCAAGAGCTGGACGATGGCCCGCCGCCGGCGTGCCCTGGACGGCCAGGAGATCCCCGGCAAGCCGGACCTGGACAACGTGGCCAAGGGCGTCCTGGATGCGCTCAATGGCGTGGCCTACGCCGACGACACCCAGGTCGTGCGCCTGCTGGTGCAGAAGCAATACAGCCTGGAGCCCAGGCTGGTGGTGACAGTGAAGGAGATGCTGGAGTGACCCGAGACGACGTTATCCGCATGGCGCGAGAGGCTGGATTGCCTTACGAGTACGACACCGGGCGTATTCTTGATCTGAAACAACTTGAACGCTTCGCCGCCCTTGTCGCCGCAGCCGAGCGCGAGGCGTGTTGGGACGCTGCTGGCATTGCATTGCTTGGCGCAGACCGGGATCTGACCAAGCGCGTGCTGAAGGCCATCGCCGCAAGGGGGCAGCAATGATCCCGGATGACGAGCCCACCTTCTGGGAGAAACTGCTGGCCTTCGTGCTGGCAGTGGCTGCTGTGTGTCTGTCGGTGGTCGCAGCCCGGCATCTGATCGTGGGCCTGATGGGGATGTGCCGATGAGCTTCCTGATCGGACTGATTTTGGGCCTGTCGCTTGCCCTGCCCTTGCTGCTGGTGGCCGTGGCCCTGGTGGCCATGATCTGGGGCGACGATGCGTAAGCGCAGCCGCTACCGTCCCAAGGGCGTGATCATGGACACCATCGGCCATGTGCTGGGGGGCTTTGCGCCCGTGCGTGAGCATGGCAAGTCCACCACCCTGAAGATCAAGAACCACCAGGCCCTGGCCAGCATGGTCGCCGGCACCGGCTGCCGGGATGACATCGACATCCTGATCGCGGCCATGAACGTGGCCGAGGCCCTGGCCATCGTGGCCAGCCTGGGCGACGGCTACCGGGCAGAGATCACCGCGGCGCAGGACGCCATCGTGAGCATGGGCAAGCGCGGCGTGGCCAAGAGCCGCTTCCTGTTCACGGGCCCCGAGCTCACGGCCATGAACCTGGGCATGGAGGTGCATGACGCCCAGCTGGACGCTTGCACCATCGCCCAGCTTGAGAAGGCGCTGGACTTCGTGGCCAGGGAGCTGCGGGCCAAGCGTGCGAGGGCCATCGCATGACCGGCTTCGCATCACCCTACTACGGCAAGCTGCAGACGGCCTCGCTGCCCAGCGAGGTCAAGCGCATCTGGTACAGCCGGGATGAGGAGCTGCCAGAGCTGCCCAGGCATGGCTGGTCATGGGAGCTGCAGACCGACATGACCGAGGTCGAGAACCGGGAGCTGGTGACCAAGCTGCTAGAGGCCATCGACTTCACCGAGCGCGAGGATCTGGTGGTGCGCCTGATCGTGATCGAGCTGGCCACCTTCAGGGATGTGGCCGAGCAGCTGGGCATCACTGTCGCCAGGGTGCAGCAGATCTACAACAAGGCCATGCGCCGGGCGCGAACCAAGCAGCGGGCGGTGACCGGCATCTCCCCGTGGGAAGTGCACAGCGACATCATCCATTGGCAGTACTACAGGCGCCAGCAGGAGCGAGCCAGACGAGAGGCAAAGGCATGAGCAAACTCAAAACCGCAACCATCCCTGACCACCACAAGGTGCAGGCCAAGATCATCCTGAACGAAGCTATTGACGAGCAGCCAGACAGCGTGATCGTGCTGTGCTTCTGGAAGGACAAGGGGCAGTTCAAGATCAAGACATCGACAGTGCCAGATCGGCTCATGCTGATCGGCGCATTGGAGGAGGCCAAGGGCAAGATCATCACGGATGGTTACGCATGAGCCTGTCACCGCATCAGGTCTTCATGCTCAAGCACTTCGCCATCGGGTGGAAGTTCAAGCAGCGCAATGACAAGCCTGGCAGCTGGAACACCTACTGGGCACTGCGTCGCAAGGGCCTGATCGAGGCCGACAGCGTGGTCACCAAGCTCGGGCACAAGGTGCTGGCCAAGGAGCTGCAGCTGCAGGCCAAGCGGGAGGCCCGCAAGTGAAGCGGCCCTGGAAGCCTTGGTATCCCAAGCACCGCGGCACCCTGCCCGACCGCCGGGTGCTGGAGCGCGGGGCTGCCCGCGAGCTGCTGACCACCTGGGAGGCGCTCAAGGACAAGGAGCTGATCGAGCGCCACTTGGCCCGCATGGACAAGGTCTACGGCGAGGGTGCCGAGCAGCGCATCCGAGAACACATGAGAGACATCCGCAGGAATGAGCGCCTTGCCTGAGAACATCATCCCATTCAGCCTGCCGGCCAGAAAGCCCAGGGTGCTGCAGAAGGACGCGCCGCCAGACCAGCGCAAGGTCTGCGTGCTGCCCATCCGCGCTGTCTTCGACCAGAAGCTGACCCACGGGGCGCTGCAGGTGCTGGCAGCCGTGTGCGCCTACGCCAACCGGGCAGGCATCACCTGGGTCAGCCAGACGCGCCTGGCCAAGGAGCTGGGCATCAGCCAGCAGGCCGTGGCCAAGCAGTTCAAGCAGCTGCGGGAAGCGGGCTACCTGGAGACCATCCGCAAGGGCTTTAAGGGCGAACGCACCGACACCCTGCGCGTGATCTTCGACCCGACAGTGGACGCAGCCACGGCCATCGCGGTCACCAGCTCGATCGAAGACACCCGGCCACCTGTAATGCAGAAGGAGCAAGCCATGGAAGTTGAGAAGCCAGATCCCGAAGGGCAAAGACGAGTCGCCCAGGCCATCGCCCAAGTACTCAAGACACCAACCAAGAGGACATACACCATGCCCAAATCAGGCGACACCCGAGCCGTCAGAGCGGTCAAGGAGGCCAACCAGAAGGCCCTGGCCAAGCGCACCAAGCAGGCCACCAATCACAACCCACAGGTTGTAAATGAGGAGCCTCCTCAGGTTGTAAATGCACCTGTGGATAACTCCTCACATTCACAACCCAATCACAACCTGGAGGTTGTAGATAACACAGAGAACACAGGGTATAGAAAGAGTATAGGTATTGATTTAGATAAGGTTGTTATAGACAACCTGATCAACGAAGGATTGTCCGAGTCTGAGATCGCCGACAGCCTGGCGACCCTGCTGCCGCTGTACCAGGCCGAGGGTCTGACACCCACCAGCCAGCTGCTCGCCGACAGCATCCTGCAGATGCACCGGGATGCCAGATGACCCGATGCCTCAGGAAGGCACCTAGACGGGCCTACAGCACGCGATCACAAGCAGGCCTAGGCATGGGTAGCGACCAGCCCGTCCAAGCGCTTGTAGGGCCTGCCATCGGGTTTGGACAGAACACCAAACGAACGTATGGAGTCTGTACAGGCCAGGGGGGTGTCTGGCGTGTACGGCAGGCAGGGGCAGGCACGCCGTGTCCCCAGGCAGCCGGGTGCCAGTCATATGCGCGCACGCATCGCGCAGGCGATACCGCGCCCGTTGACCTGCGCGTGAAGGCACCCTTTCCCCCTCCCCCCTACCGCTGGCGGTGCGGGGGCCTCCCTCAATTTTTTCTCCCCTTTTTGTCGGCAGGGGTTTTTCGCTGACAATGACCAACAGGAGCTTTTAGTAAATGGCCACTAACTACGAACACAAGCCTGGGCAGGGATCTGCTTTTGCGAACAAGGACAAGACCGAGGACTGGCACGCGCCCTTCCGCGGCAAGGTGATGCTGCCTGATGGGTCTATGCACTACCTGGATGTGTGGAACAAGAAGACGCAGGCGGGTGACACCTGGGTGTCGGTGAAGATTGGCAAGCAGATCTCTGGTGGCCAGGGTCAGCCGATGAGCCAGCACAACCAGGACAAGGGCAACGGGTATCAGCCGCAGCCTGCTGACGACTCTGACATTCCGTTCTGAGGTGCAGCATGACTGATGAACAGAGACAGGAGTTCGCGAGGATTCGTGGATTGCCTGCTTTCCCGCAGCCGTATGTGGCTCCTCCTGCTGACGCAAAGGGCATGACCCTCCGCGACTACTTTGCTGGCCAGGCATTGGCTGGCGGTTTGGAGCAAGGGGTTGAGGACGATATGAACGTCAACTGGTGGCATGACCCAAGCAAGATTGCCAAGCGGGCCTATGCCATTGCCGATGCCATGCTGAAGGCGAGAGATGGCGGGTAAGCCCAAGATGTCCGAGCAGATCCCCAGCCTGAAGAACTGGGGAGGCATCCGGTCTGTGCAGCGCAGACTGGAGCGCAGCAGCACGATCATGGCCAACAAGGAGGCCGTGGCCTATGCGCTGCTGTGCATGGCCAACACCAAGATCACTGATGTCATGGAATGGGATGAGTCTGGGAATGTGAGGGTCAAGCCCTCCAGCTCGATCCCTGACCATGCGCTGCAGTCGATCAAGAACATCCGGGTCAAGACTGACAAGGATGGCAACAGCACGCTGGAGCTGGAGCTCTACGACAAGGTGGGCGTGCTGCGCCTGCTGGCCAAGGCTTCTGGCCTGCTGGACAACCCTGATGACGGCAGTGAGAAGCCGAGCGTTATTGATGTGAACGTGGTGGCCCCGAGCCAGGAGGTGCGAGATGACTGATGTCGAGATCATGCGGGCCGCT